CCCATAGACGCGAACTTGGACAGACGTTGGACGCCATGTCCAGGCACATCAGCCTTCCGGCTTCTACAAGCATCAACTCCTCTTGCGAGGTGCGGATGATTTTTAAGTAGAAGACGTACAAGCTGATTCGAAACTCTATCGGACGCCTCACTAAGATCTAGTGTGGCAAGGGATCCATTGCTGGATCCCTCACGAGCCATGGACTGATTAGGTCCCTGGTCATCGAATCCGACGATGCTCCCCAGATTGTCATCACTGGAAATAGCATCGACGAGTACCTCCATGATTCCTTGCTGCACATATTGCATTGCAGTAGGTTCAATGGCGATGATTCGTGGAGTTCTGAGCGTTTTAGGCACTGTGATAACCTTGACAGGTATCTCAGCGCCGGGTTCGAGGAGATGAACTCGGTCGGCGTCATAATAACGCCAATTTGGAAAGAGAAACTCCCCAGAAGGGAAGTACTCTTCCAAACGCCAGGGCCATGTAGCTTGATTGAACTTGAGGTTTCCCTTAAGTCCATCAGCAGTGGCACCAGGACCGTGTCTCGGGACAATGGATCCGTCATAGACGGCTCTGTCCGATTTGGACAGTACATTAGCCCAAAGAAGTTGCGATACTCTTGCAAAGTCCTGCTTGGAAGCAGAACTGAGTAATCGATCACAACTCTTCACCTCCTTCTCACACTCGATATACTGATCGATGGCTGATTTGACACGCTTTGGCGTGCATGTCATAGCTACTTTACTGCACATCAGTGTTACCTGACGTACAGCAAAGATTGCGTCCACCGATGGGTTATCGAGAAGCAGCCCAGTCGAACGGTCGAAGATAAGACCGATGAAACCCCCTAGAAATAAGGGGAGACATCCTCTACCATGGTCAAAACCTTGGAAGAGTTGAGAGTCCACCTTCCCCGCTTCTAGACCTTTTTGGAGGTCTGAACCGAAGGAAGGTAGGGTTATCGTTAAAAACGACAACCCCTCAGCTTCGACACGCCTCAGGATAGTTTTACTATCTTGAGTGGTGCTTACGCGACACCATGTTCCCACAGAAGTGAGAACATCCTGCACTAGAGACATCAGGCTTTTCACAGCCCCTCCTTAATAGGGGGTAAGCTGTCCCTAGCCATGAGCTCTTGTACCGACATCGGGGGTAGTTTACTCCCCCGAGTAATCACTCTTTTGGAGTGACCAAACCACTTCTAGGACTCACCTGATTAGGCGGCCCTAGTTCTCGCCACCCAGAAGCTGGGTGACTTTAGAACCAGAAGAAGCAGTGAGATACCCGGTTAGGGCATCTACAATCTGCTTCTGCTCCGCAATCGTGAAGCCGGTAACAGGAATATCTACAACGATGTATGTACTCATCGAATATAGAATATTCTGTGCCGAAATCAACGGGTTAGGAGCGAGTTTCTGGAAGTCCAAACGCAGGCTACGTCTCGTCCTCTTTCCATAAGAGTGCGAAACATTAGCTTTGACAGTTCCGTCGTCCTTTTGAAAGGTACCGACGTTAATGCCAGAGCTAATACGCGGAAGCGTATTAGGAACTGCGTTAATGGTAAAGGTTTGTGGGTCGGCAAAAGCCATGGCAAGTCTCCATACAGGTAGTTTCCCATCCACCGATTGATGGACAGGATGGATAATAGGTTTCCGGGTTCCCTTGTAGGGTCCCTTCCACCTACTACCTTACACCGTGGCGTGTATTTACCACGGTGTCATGCGACCTCGGGTTATCCCGATAGCCGCTAAAATGGCGATCTGTCTGGGGCTTAAAGCCGCAAACGTCACGCCAAAGCCATACGGGAACGCTTTCAATCTCATTTTCGTTTCGGTTCGAAACGTCTGCGAGATTGTTCCTGCCGGACCGGTTTTAAAGCCGATACCGGTTAGGTCGTACGTTACATCCGTGTATTTTGTACACATGATGTAGGCACGATTTAGCGAAAGCTCGTCAGTACCAAACGCTGTAACATTGGTAAATATATCACCAAGGTTATAGAACCAGTCTGCGAGCCAGGTCCAAGGTGTAAGGTCCCATAGGACCTCAGGTGTTAACCTGAGACCAAGAAGGTGTTCAGCCTTCGAGGCAGCCAGTTTAATCTGACTACGAGTGTCTTCACCCGTAGCTAGATTATACTTAAAGCGTCCTTCGAACCATGTCTT